GTCGTTCCGGGGCGCGTTGCCCTGTATTCGGGAGAGTTACCCCCGAAAGATTTTTCCCCTATTCCTATTTCTTTAACCCTACGTTTAACACCTAGCGAAAGGGGGTCTTAATGAAAGGGTTAACCCTGGCCGCGCTTGCGGTCCTGTTGGTCGGTTGCGGGGTCCTGGACTATCGCATATCGAAAAAGCAAATCGACCGTTACGCCGACGTCGTAAGGGTCTTAATTGAAACGTCCGAAGATACGGACCCGGCGGCCCCGGTCCCGGCGGCCCCGGTCCCGGTCCCGGAAAGGCCGTCGGGGGGCGACGACCGTTTCTTATGGAAACCGATATCGCAAAACGACGGCCGATTGGTCGTCTTGTTTCCGGCGAAGTATCGCGGCCGGATAGATTCGGCCGGGGTCTATACGCAAGGCGGCGACAAAATCGAAAGCGGCCGTTTTGCCGGGGACAGTAAAAACGGGGGCCGTCCACACTATCGCTTTTCGAAACCGGGCGGCGGCTTTGGCCGGGACGTCCGGGCTATCGCTAATTTGAAAGACGGCGGCCAGGTTATTTTTGATATCGCCGACGGCGCGGAAAGGGTCGAAAAGTAAATGGCGACAATGAAACAAACGGCGGCCGCTTTGGGAGTTTCCGAAAGGACGATTCGCGATTGGATTAAAAAAGGTTGTCCGGCGTCCCGGAAGCGTAAAAAGAAAGGACAAGGCGGCCGCCCCCCTTACCAATTTAACGTCGCGAAGGTCAAGAAATGGATTGGCGAACGCGGTATAACGCCGCGTTACCTGGACGCCGCGAAGAAACCGAAGGGGAAAAAGAAAGCCGCGAAGAAAACCGACGGCCAGGTCGACCAGGTCGGCCAGGCGAAGCCCGACACAAACAAAGCCCCCCCGGACAAGAATTTAAGCCGGGCCGGGTTAATTGGCGCGTTGGCCCGGCTTCGAACTATGGAAAGAATTTCTTACGCCGATTACGTTACGGCCGTTAAGGAAAAACAATCGGTCGCAAGCGTCCGGGCGAAAGAAAAACTTTATATCGACGCACACGACGCGCTTAGACGGACGGAAAAAGAGTTACCGAAAATCTTAGAACACAGGGGGGAAGCTATACCCCTGGAAACCGTTTTAGAAGAACAAAGCAAAATCGACTTGGCTATTAAAACGGAATTGTTATCGTTACCGCGAAAGTTAGCCCCGGAATTGTCCAGGGCTAACGACCCGGCCGAAGTCGAAGAAATATTAACCAGGTCAATAGATGAATGTTGCCGACATATCGCAAGCGGGGAAGCGTTACCGAAATGATCGTCTAACGAATTGGCGACCGCCCGAACGGTTAAACGTTTGGCAATGGGCGGAAAGGGCTATCGTCCTTTCGGAAAGGACGTCGCCTTTTCCCGGACGTTACCGACACGAAATAACCCCGTATTGTTGCGGACCTATGGAAGCGATAACCGACCGCCGGACGAAAACGGTTATTCTTGTCTTTTGTACGCAAAGCGGAAAGACGCAAAACCTAATCATAATTCCGGCGGCCTATACCCTGGCGCAAGACCCCGGACCCGCGTTAATTATTTTACCTAACGAACCAATGGCCCGGAGTTTTTCGGAAACCAGGTTACGACCCGTTTTCGACGATTCGCCCGAAATCGAAAAATTGAAACCGACGGACACGGACCGTTATAAACTTTTGGAAATGCATTTTACACGGTCGACGCTAAATCTTATCGGGTCCAATAGTCCCGCGAACCTGGCCCAAAGGCCAATCCGATATTTATTCGGCGACGAAATAGATAAATACCCCCCCGCAAACGAACGCGAAGCGGACGGCCTTTCGTTGGGCCTGGAAAGGACGAAAGCGTTTTGGAATTGTTCTAGGGTCCTGTCGTCGTCGCCGACGACGCCCGACGGTAATATTTGGCGTTGGTGGAATCGAAGCGACCAAGGCCATTTCTTAATCGCTTGTCCGCATTGCGGCAAGAAACAAAAACTTATATTCGGGCTTACGACCGAATACGATTTGTTTTCGTCGATCGTCCCCCGGCCCCCTGGCCCCCCCGAAAATTTGTATCGTTTGAAATGGCCGAAAGATTGCGCGATTTCAGAATTAGACGGCCGGGCCTGGTATGAATGTATAAAATGCAAAGGCAAGATTTACGACCGCGATAAACTGGCCGCGATACAAAAAGGGACCTGGACCCCGGCGGCCAGGTCCGACGGCGTCGCCGGATTTCACCTTAACGCCCTGTCGGTCCCTTGGATTCGCTTTGGCGAAATCGCCGCCGAATTCTTACGGGCGAAACGTTACCCGGACCAATTACAGAATTTTTATAATTCATGGTTGGCCCTACCTTGGGACGCTATCGCGCAAGGGACGGACACGATTAAACTTTCCGACATTATGCAAACCGCGAACACGGAAAACGCGTCGTCCTATTTGGTTAACACTTGTCCGCCCGGCGTCGTATTTCTAACGGTCGGAATCGACGTCCAGGCGCACGAAATTTATTACGTCGTCCGGGGTTGGGGGTTAGGGGGCGCGTCCTGGTTAGTTTCGTTTGGCCGGGTCCAGGTCGAAACCGACGACGTCGAAGATTTCGTCGCGGTCGTCGCCGACATAATGTCGCGGAATTATGGCCGCCCCTTAATATTGGGCGGTATAGATTCGGGTTGGGGGAAACGGACCGCCGAAGTTTATACGATTGCGCGGGTCGTCCCCCGGTTGGTTTGCACGAAGGGACGGCGAAGCAATATAACCAGGTCGACCGACGGAAAAGATATCCCGGTCCCGCCGCCGAAACGGATTGATCGTATGCCGGACGGAAAGAAATTAGAACAAGGCCCGTTATTATATTCGCCGTCGACGTCGTATTGGAAACGTTGGCTAATCGGACGTATAAAAGCGAAGCCGAAGAAATGGCAATGGCCCGAAGGGTTGGAAGAATCGAAAGACGGCCGAATGTATTTAGAACACATGGAAAGCGAAAAAGAAGTAACGCGGCGAAACAAGCGGTCGGGAAAATCCGAAACGGTTTGGATAGTTAAACGGAAACGAAAGAAAGCCGACGACCTGGACGTCGACGAAATGGTCGACGACGACGACACGGAAGGCCGCGTCGCTAATCATTTATTGGATTGCGAAATAATCGCCGCCGTCGTCCAGGAAATCGCGTTAACCGCCGGGGGACCCGCGAAATTATCCGTCGACGACGTCGTCCCCCTGGCCGACGAACTGGCCCAACAGTTACAGCAAACCCCCGACACGCCCCGCCGCCCGGTCGCCCGGAAGCGGCGGCGAAAGCCAAAAAGCCACGATTTATAAAGCGTTTCCGGCGTCCGAAAATTTGTCGTTTCTTTCTTGTAAGATTTCGCTTTATCGGATACTATCTTTTTCGAAATGGCCTTAAAGTCGACACTTGAACAATTAGAATCGGTCCAAGCCGCGATCGAAGCTATCGAAGGCGGGGCCGAATCTTATATGTTAGGCGACGTCCGCGTTAACAAAGGAAAGTTAGACGACCTTTACGAACGCGAAAAGCGATTACAAATCAAATACAATCGCGAACAAAAACGAAACCGGGGCCGCGTCCGTCTTAATCTTTCCGGGGGTCAATAATGGCGAAGAAAAATCTAATAACCCCGACGCAAGCCAAACGGTTAAACGAATTGGCGACAAAGGACCCCGAACGGGCGTTAAAGGAATTGAAATACACGGTCGCGGCCAGGGGCGCGATAGACCGCGCTTCGAAATTTAGTTTCGACGCTATCCAAAAAACCCCCAAAAGGAAACGCCCGTCGTCGACGACCGGGTCGTTAGACCAAGAGTTTACAGGGGGCGACGGGGATAGAAATACAATGGTCGCGACGCTTCGCGATTTATTCCAAAATTTCGGCTTCGCGAAAGGTCTTTTAAGGGCGCACGTTAAAAACGTCGTCGGGTCCGGGCCGATTGTCCAGGCGACGACCGACGACGAAGAATTTAACCGACAAGCCGAAGCGTATTGGAACACGCGAAAAGACCGTTTAGATATTCGCGGAATGTTGGGCTTTACTGATATGTTAGACGTCGGCGAACAAAGGGAAATCGTCGACGGCGATTACGGCTTGGCAATCGTCCGGGGCGGCTTTTTGCAAGCGATCGAAGGCGACCGAATTAAGGACCCCCCCGCCGACAAGAAAGCGAAAAACAGGATTTACGAAAGCGGCGTCGAAATGACACGCGAAGGCCGCCCGGTCGCTTACCATGTTTATAACCGGGGGCGGCGTCCCGGACAAATGCGTTACGCGAAACGCATAGACGCCGACGATTTTATTTTCTGTTATCGGGCCGACCGCTTCGACCAGGTCCGGGGGATATCCTGGCCCCTTTCGTCGACTAACGATCTTGTCGACCTTAAAGAAACAATGGAAGCGGCGAAAGGGAAATGGAAAATAGAAAATATGTTAGGCGTCGCGATTAAATCGGCGGCCCCGGAATCGGCCGACCTGTTTTCGCTTTGGGGCGGCCGCGTTACCCCTTACGAAGCGAAAGACAGTAAAGGCGACCAGGACGAAAAATACGAAATAAAGTTAGGCCAGGGCGTCCACAGTTTCGAATTGGCCGAAGGCGAAGAAATCCAGGTTATCGAATCGAAAAGCCCGAATAACAATTTCGAACCGTTTACATATTTGTTAATCCGTATGGCCGCGCTTTGTATGGATATGCCCCTAGAAATCGCGTTACAGTATTATACGCGGGGCAGTTATTCAAGCCATAGGGCCGCGTTTTTGCAGTATTACCAAAGCGTTTATAAACGCCGGGGACAAATCGAAAGAATAAAACTTGACAGGATTTATAATTGGGTGATACAAAGGGCGATCAAAGCTAAAGAGCTTCCACGCCCCAAAGGTAACGCCCCGTCTTTTTCCCATAAATGGCAATGGCCCGGCCTTCCATTATTGGACCCGGACCGCGAAAGACGGGCCGATAAGGAAGCGTATAAATTGGCCGTCGTTTCCCTGGCCGATATCGAAGGACGCGACGGGAATTTTTGGCAAGACGTCGCCGAAAGGCGATTGAAAGAAATAAAATGGATACAAGAACGCGCTAAAGAAATCGGCGTCGACCCGGCTTACGCTATCCCACAGGTCGCGGACCCCGGCCAAGAGGCGGTCGGCAGTACAGAAACCGAAGGCGTCGACGACGACGACGGGGACGACGGGGACGACGATAACGATTAACGAAGGGGCCGAAAATGCCGACGGTTGGACGACAAGGCAAAGGGCGACACGTTCAAAGCGTTTTGTTTTACAAGGCGGCGGGTTGGACGAAAGAATCGTCGAAAAAATGGATTGTCGAACACGATTACAAATCGGACGGCCTGGACGAAACCGATACGCTTTTCCGTTACCGACAAGTCGACCCCGACGATAAGAAATTTCGTTACCGTCAAAAGACGATCGAAACAAAAGACGGTAAACCGTCTATCGCCCTGGTTAATGCTTTCCCGATTGGGTCCAGGCAATCGAACGCGAAAAGGTTAGAACGTTTCGCGGACGTCGCGGCGGTCGGCGATATCGACCGCGACGCCGGAATAATTTACGGTATTTCGGTCGTATCCAAAGGCGAAGCGAAAGGACATGGAAAATATGTCGACGAAATCATGTTGGACCAAGTCGCCGAAAAAGGAAACGCAAAAGAACCGACCGGGACAAAATCACGATTCGACCACCCTAACGCTTGTAGTCGGGCGGTTGGTACGGCTGTCGGCAGGTTGCACGAATTTAGACGGGACCAAGACCGGGTCCGGGCCGACCTGCACTTGTTCGACGCCGCCGCTAACAGTCCCGACGGGGACCTTAGAAACTATATTTTAGACCTGGCCGAAGAGGACCCCGACGCTTTCGCTATGTCGATCGTTTTTAAGCGCGATACGTCCGTTAACCCGGACCCGGCCAACAAGGGAAAGCCGGGATATCCGGCCGAATCGGACCCGTATTGGCTACCGCACGCAAGGGTTAAAGAGTTGCACCATTGCGACGTCGTCGACGAAGGGGCGGCAAACGACGGGCTTTTCGGTCGCCCGGATTATTGGACCGAACAAGCCGAAAAGTTTATTTCTGAACACCCCGAAATTATAGCGGGAATATTAGACCGTTATTTCGACGGCGAACAAAAAACGGAGGGTTACAAAATGGCAGACGAAGAAAAAGTCGAAGGACAGGACGCCGGGGCCGAAGCCGACGGCGAAGAGAAAGTCGACGGCCAGGACGCCGGACAGGATAACCAGGGCGAAGGCGACGGCCAGGACGCCGGGACCGAAGGCGAAGGCGAAGGCCAGGGCGAAGGGGACGGCCAGGACGCCGGGACCGAAGGCGAAGGCGAAGGCGAAGGCCAGGGCGAAGGGGACGGCCAGGACGCGCAAAGCGTAAAGGAAAAAACCGACGCGGCTTACGACGAAGGTTTGTCGGCCGGGGTCGATCGTATCAAACGCCGGGGCGAAAAGTATAAGGACCCGGCTTTCGTTATCGAAACCGCCGAACTTTCCGACGACGAAACGAAAGACGCTTGGATAAAGCGGCTTGAAACGAAATTGTCGAAAGCCAAGTCGGGCGACGCGGACGGGACGGACGCCGTCGATTTCACGCCCGAAGCCGGGCCGGAAAAATTCGAAGATAAGGTCGAAGGTTTCGAAGCGGACGGCCTTACGAAAGGCGAAGCGACGCGGAAAGCCGCGAAAGAATTTCCGGGATTACATAAAGACTATGTCGCCCGGATAAACAAGAAATAGCCGGGCGCAGTTTGCGGACCGGGGAAACGCAAGACAAACGGTAACACTAACGGAGGGTTAGAAAATGTCACCACAAAGTAACGACGGGCGTAAGGGCTTCGAAGCCGGGGCCGATCTTGACAGGGGCGTAAGGGTTAAACTTTCTTCGGGAACGGTTGTAGCGGCCGGGTCCGGGGAAGAGGGAATCGGAAACACGACGGAAAGTTGTAACGACGGCGATTTCGTCGACGTCCGATTGGACGGCCATACGGTCGAAGCTATCGCAAGCGGGACCATAAACGAAAACGCGGATTGTTACCCCGCCGCCGACGGCGCGGTTTCGGCGACAATCGCGGGGCGGCGTGTCGGTAAATGTATCGAAGCGGCCGCCGATACTGAACTTTTCGAAATGATGGTTATTGGCGTCAATTCTTAATCGACGCCCTGGCCGTCTTTCAAAAAGACAAACAAGAAACGTTAACACTAACGGAGGGTTAGAAAATGCAGACAGGAAACGCGACATTTAGACAGGATATCGCGCAAGTTATCCAGGAAAATATGTTGGGGGCCGGGCAGTTTGTCGGCTTGGAAGTTATGCCGCTTTTGCCCGTCGACGCGAGAAACGGCAGTTTCTCAAAAATCGCGTTTTCGACGGTTAAGACAAAGGCCGTCGACGACAAGCGCGGGACGTCGGGTTACTATAACGAAGTCGTACACGAAGTCGAAGAGGATACATATAATTGCAAAAAGCGGGGTCTTGTCGAACCTGTCGACGACGACGACGCTTTGGTCTTGGGGGCCTATTTCGACGCCGAAGTTTCGGCGGCGGACCATTGCCGTTATTATCTTCAGTTGAACCGCGAAAAGCGTATTTCGACAATCGCTTTCGCGACGTCGACGTCGTATAAGGACGACGCTATCGCGAAATGGGACGACGCGACGAACGCACAGCCCGTAAAAGACGTCGACTTGGCGAAAAACGCGCTTATCGACCAGGTTAACGGTATGGTCGGCGGCGGGGCGCGTATTATCGGAATCGGTAACAACAAGGCCCGGACCAATCTTAGGTCGACCGACGATATCAAAAACCGCGCTTACGGGGGCGGCAATATCCAAACGACGACCATTTCCGACGCGCAGTTGGCGGAAATTTTGGGCCTGGACGGGGTCTATTTTTCCGGGCTTAAACAAGCCGGGTCCGATATTTGGGCGTCTACGATATTCGGGCTTTTCATTGTTTACGACGGACAGAACCTTCGAAGCGTCCCCCATTACGGGCGGACAATGCTTTGGCGCGATTCGACCCCTACCGATATGATGGTCGAAACATACCGCGACGAAGGCCGCGAAAGCGACATGGTCCGCGTAAAACATAACAGCGTCGAAAAAAGGTTGGTCGACAGGGCGCACCGCCTTATTACGACGATCGAATAGCAGACAATAAACGTCCGTCTATGGCCTTGGGACGTTAAAGGATATTGGCTTCGCCGGATTGTCCTTTGCCGTTGTGCCATAGCGACGGCGGGGGGCGTCCGGCGTTAGCTTTTTTGGAGTTAAAGCGATATGAAAAGTTTTTTACCCTTTACCTATGACACGCCCGACGAAGGGGCGGCCCCCCTGTTATCCGGGGAAACCGACGAAACAATCCCGGTCGCGATCTTTTGGAAACCGTCGATTTTTTGTACGGCCTTAATCCAGGACAAGGGCGTTACGTTAAACGGGGTCCCGGATATCCCTTGGGGCGAAATTGTTATCGAAGAAATCCGGGTCGAAAGCCGCCGCGTTTACGAAATATTGCATAGAATCACGCCGCCGGACCAAAGATTTTTCGTAAGGATAAATCCGCCCCCGGCCCCGGTCCCGGCGATATCCGAAAAGAAAAAATATCGTCGGCTTATTCTAACGTCGGGCGACCCGGTCGAATTGGCTTTGGCCGCCGATATCGCGGCCGTCTTTACCGATTCGATTATCGCGAACGGTCCGCCCCCGGTCGAATTGATAGCCAGGGCCGAAACGGTTATTTTTTGTTACGTCGCGGCCGACACGGTCGACCCTATCCGGGTCGCTATCGTTAACCGTTGTAAGATACTATCGACCGACGCGGGGTCCGCCGAAGAGTATTTAACCAGGTCCGCCCCGCCGGGGTCCTGGCATATCGCGCACAGTTTAGAACCCCGCGAATATATCGAATTTCTTAAAGACCTGGACGGGAAAGATAACCGCGCATTTCAAACAAATTATATTGATAGGACCCCGTTTATTCGGGCTTGCGAAAATGAAAGAAATAACCATAGCAATATTAAGTCATAACCGATCGTTTTTGTTAACGCAAGCCGTCGGGTCGATTCGACAGTTTACGCGATATCCGTATCGGATTTTGATACACGATAACGCAAGCGACGAAAACCATAAAGAACACATAGCACAATTAGCGGCCGACGATTGTTCGATTATATGGTCCGATAAGTTTTATTCTTGCGTCCAGGGCCGCCGGGAGTTTTTACGATATGTCGAAACGGAAAGGTTAGTCTATATGGACGACGACGAAAAAGTCGGTCCGAAATGGTTAACAAATATGGTCGCCGTTATGAATCGTTTTAATTGCGGGGCGGTCGTCGGTAATTTGGTACACGACGACGGCCGGACCTATTCGGGGGCGCGTATGGTCCGGGGCCGCGAAATCCTGGTTAAGCCGATCGAATACCGGGGCCAATGCGACGCGGCGGCCGGGGGTTGTACGCTTTACGACCGCGACGTTTTGGACGCGACCGAATACCGCCCGGAATTTTCCGGGGGTTTCGAAGATTGGGACCAAACCTTGCAAATAACCCGCGATCTTGGACGGACCATATACGCAAGCCCGGCGGTTTTCTTTCATAATCACGGACCGTTAGACCATGATTATTACGTCGACCGTTGGCGATATACCGAAGTTATGGACGCGGCCGTCGGGATTTGGAAACGTTGGCGAATTAAAACGGCCGTAACGAATACGGCGGCGGAAATGCTTAAACGCGGCGTCCCTTTTACGAAAGAACAAGCGGACGTCTTTTCGGGGGTTATGTCATTATGAAAACTATAATCGTCGCCGGAAATGGACCAAGCGCACAAAGCGAAGCCGTCCGGGACCTGGTCGTCGACCAGGACGACCGCGTCTTTAGATGTAATTATTTTTTCCTGGCCCCCGACGACGCGTTGGGCTATGTCGTCGACGATTGGTTTATATGCGAAGCCGTCGAAGATTGCCGGGCGGTCCGGGCGGCCGTCCAGTTTGGGAAAATCCGGCCGACTATTTGGGTCCCTGGTTTGTCTATGGAAATGGTTAACGAAATCGAAACGAACCATTTAACCGGGTTACAAATCCGGGTCCAAAAAACTTTCGCGCAATTACCCGCCGCGACACGTTGGGAAAATGATTTGGCCCCTTATCGTCCGCTTATGGGGTCTTTCGCCCTGGCCGTCGCCGTCGGTATGCGACCCGAAAAGATTGTCCTTTGCGGACACGATTTGTTTTTACACCCTTCGAAGAAAACACACGGCGGCCTTTCGAAAGAAACGCGGCCTTGGCAAACCGACTTTAATAAAGCGTATATCGAAAACCGACATAGAAACCACCAATTAAGGGGCGACTTAAAATATATCCGGGCGGCCCTGGACGCTTACGACGGCGAAGTCGTTTCGATAGGGTCGGTCCTGGCGCATTATTTCGCGGCCGATTTCCCGTCCTGGACCTGGTTAGACGGTTAGGCGGCCGATTGGCCGAAAAAAAAGGGCCGACGTTGGCCCACAAACGACGAACGCAAGGCGTCGCGGGTCTTTATACCCCTGGAATCGGCGGCTTTGCACAAAGGAAAGGAAAGGCGATAACATGACCGACGAAATAAAAACGATAGTATGGAAACCCGGCGACCCGATAACCCGCGAAGCGATAACGGAAAACAAATCCATAAACGGATTTTTGGACGTCCCCCGACTTGTCGACGATACAATCGACGGCCGGGCTTGCGATAAACAGGGGTTACGGTTTCTTTGCGTCCTGGCCGATATGTTAAGACAACAATTCGCGGACCGCTTTTGTTACCTGGAAATCGGCGTCGCTTACGGGTCGTCCCTTTGCGCGATTTCTTACCATAAGTTTAAGGCGGCTTATGAGAAATACGCCGGGATAGATATTTTTTCCGGGCGTTTGCCCGGCGACGTCGACCCGGTCCCGCTTACAATCGAAAGGGCCGATAGAAATATCCGTTATTTCGGCGTCCAAAATTTCGCCTTGTTCGAAGGCAATTCGGCCGACGAAAAAATCTTTAAGCGCGTCCGGGCCTATTTGCGCGACACGGTCCATTTACTTTACGTCGACGGGGAACACAGTTACGACGGCGTCGTTAACGATTTTAAGAATTACGGCCAGTTAATCGAACCGGGCGGGGCCGTCTTTTTCGGCGACTATCATTATAACGAATGTCCGGGCGTTACCGAAGCGATCGACGAAATAGCCGGGTTGGAATCGACGGCGGACGATTGGGAAATTATCGGCCCCCTTAAAATCGACGGGACGCCGACGCCGTTTGTAATGATAAGAAAGGACGGTTAAAAATGGCGGTAACAACAATAAAAAAACCGACGGTTATAGGAATCGTCCCCGTAAAGGAAAATAGCCAAAGGGTCCCGGCGAAAAACTTTCGGACGTTGGGGCCGGACCCGCTTTGGCTTTGGCCCGTCCGGGTCCTGGCGAAATGTCCGTTTGTCGATCTTATCGTTATCGACACGGATTGTTTAGATTACTTTACGGAATGGCGGCGACTATTGGGGACCCTGGCCGTCCCTGTAACGATCGACCCCCGGCCGACAAAGTTACAGGGCGACGCGGTTTCTATGAATAAAATTCTTGCGGATATCGCGGACCGTCGCCCGGCTTTCGCTTATATTCAGTTACACGCGACAAGCCCGTTTATCCAGGTCGAAACCCTGGACGCGGCTTACGAAGAATTACAAGCCGGGGCCGATAGCGTTTACGGGGTTAACGAAATGAAAAGCCGTTTCTATTGGCCGGACGGCCGCCCGGTTAACCATGACCCCGAAAAGCTAATCCCGACGCAAGATTTAGACCCGCTTTACGAAGAAAACAGCGCGTTTTATATCTATCGCGGGGACGCTTTCGATAAGCAAAAGGCGCGGATTTGCGGGAAATCAAAGCCCTTTATCGTCCCGGAATTACAGGCGATCGACATAGACACGGAAGCGGATTGGCGGTTAGCCGTCGGGCTTTCCAAAGTATTGTAATTTTACTTTACCAGGACGCCCCGGCGTGATATATTGCGGACGGTGTTACAATGTTTCGGCTTTGGAAAAAAGAAAAGGTCCCGGACGATCAAAAGGACGTTTTCGAACGTTTGAAAATGTCCGGGCTTTGCATTTCTAAAGACGTCCCCTTAATGCCCGTCGTCGACGTTAGGGGTTTTCGACACGGTTTAAGAATGATGAAAAAGGCCAGGTTATTAAAGGCCGGGGCGAATATTGTTTTTTTGTCTATGAAAGTTAAACGGGGCGTCCCCTGGTATCGGGTCCAGTTGCGGGGGACCTGGTTAGTCGGTTGGATAAATTCGGCCGCCCTGTTAGCCGATAAAGGTTATCAAAACGCGATAGTCGAAGGGGCTTAACAATGGGATTAACCGAAGCGAATATCCGAAGCGATATAGCCGGGATTTTTGCGGATATGTCCGCGTCCGGCGTCGTCGAAACGGTTAAGCGTTTCCCGGCCGGGAAAGAACAACAAGACGGGTCCTTTTCTGTTTTCCGGGCGAAGCAATTAACCGACGAAGAATTGCAATTTTCGGGATTTCGCAAACGTTACCAATTCAGCGTTTACGCGGACCGGGCGAATATCGGGGCGACCGACGAAGGCGACGTCCTGGAAATGGCCGACGGGACCCGGTTACGGATTTACAAGATTGGTCCGGGTCCGGCTAATATTTTAATCCGCTTGGAATTGGGCGACGAATTCGGGGACGAAGATTAAATGTCTATCCATATAAAATTTATCGACCGGGAGTTTAACCGGGCCATTAACGAATTAGCCGGGTCGTCCAGGCGGTCCGACGTCGAAGTCCTTACGGGCCAGGCGATACAATTAACAAGGGCCGTCGTCCGACATACCAGGTTAGCCGCCGAAGAAAAGAAACACAAAGGCCGCGCAAGGGCGGGTTGGTGGATTGCTTGGCAAGCGTTAGGGGTTTTCGGGACCCCTTGGGGGACTAATTCGCGGGTCCTGGCCGAAGCCGAAGGCGGTATAATCGACCGCCGCCGGGTCCTTAATAATCCGTCCGTCGAAATATATAACACGGTCCCTTATATCGAAACCCTGGACAATGCCGACGATATAGTCCAGGCGGCCGCGACGGAAAGATTTTTCGATATGCAAAGGGCGATCGAAAGACGATACGCCCAAAACCTACGGAGAAAATCGGCGTTTGCATAATGACGGACGAAAATAAATATCCTGTTAGCGGTAATGTCGAATTTTTGGTTTCGCAAGGTTTCGTCGACGGCCTTAAATACGACGATACGATTAAAGCCGTTTTCGGCCAGGGGACCCCCGTTAATATCCGCCGGGCAAAGGACAAGAAAATAAAAAAGGACGGGACGAAACCGCGTTACACGTTACCCGCGCTTTCGATCGAATGTATCGCGCAACAAACGCTTGGACGGACAAACGAATATCACGGCCGGGTTATGATCTTGGCGGAAACGCAAGCCGATAACGACGACGACGGCCAACAAGTCGAAGCGTTAATCGGGGCCGTCCGCGATTGTTTGCATAAAGACAGCGCGACGGATTTTCCGGGCCATTTCGACGGCGATTGTTTGGGCTTTGTGAATTGGCTTAACGAAAACGTTAGGGGTTTTGTTTTTCACCAATTACACGAAATCGACACGGACCCGGACGACGAAAAAGGCCGGGTCCGTCGTATGACACTTAAAGCCGACGTTTGGGGTTATCCTGGACGTCGAAAGAAATAAACCGCGTTTCTATGGCGACGCACAAACGGAGGGGTAAACCATGAGCGCGACAAGAATAGGGATAACGGGACCCGTTTTCGGGACCCAAACGCTAGCGTATGGGTTAATCGAAAACGAAGAAAAGACAACAGAAGTCGAAGAAAGCGAAATCCGGGGCGGGGACGGGGATATCGTCGGCGTCGACCAGTACGGAAAGAAAACGACCGTATCGTTTGAATATACATTTCGGGCCGGGGGCGGCCCTGGTTTGTCGGACGTCGGGTCCGGGTCGACGGTAACGTCGCCGGAAACCGCGACGTCGATTTATTTAAGGTCGGCGACGGAATCGTTTTCCAAGGCCCCCGGATATAAGACCGTCCGTTGTGAGGGGACCGAATGGCCCGACCTGTTGAGTTAAAAAGACGGGGGGTCCTATGTCGGTCGACGAATCTAAATTGGTCGAACGACGGTCGCCGGAAGAGTTAAAATTTCTTAAAAAGCATATCGCCGAATTAAGAAACGACCCGGAAGTAAAAGCGGCCGTCGAAAAACACGAAACGGCCGCCCCTATATTTACCGTCGAAGCGTTTTATAAGGGCGTCGTTATCCAGGGTTACGCTTGTCGGTTAACGCGGGGGACGTTATCGCTTTTACGGGCGGTCGAATCAAGAATGATCGGTTATAGGCCGGGGGAAGGGCGGTTAACCGATTACGATATCGCTTTGGCTTTGTTTCTATTGTGCGACGACAGGCGAAACGAAGCCGTTAGTTTAATCAGCTATCCCGACGACTTGCAAAAGCGGGTCCGCAAATTTTCGCGGTCCTTAAATATTAACGTCGCGGCGGTCGAATTATATTCTTTCCTGGACGCCCAAAGCGACGCGTTAGCGGGACGCGGGACCGGGTCGGGCCTGGCCCCCCCGGACGACGGTTGGTCGGACGACGTCGATTTATTCGCCCATGAATACGGTTGGTCTTTCGATTTTGTCCTTTGGGAATTGCCAATAGTTACGGGGGACAGGTTAAAAGATTCGATCGAAGCCCGACGCAAAGGCGAAAGACGCGTCGGCCGCCGGGCGGAAAGCGGAATCGCGCTATTAAAGACGTTGGAAACACGCGGACAAGAATTATTGAAAGGGGCCGGACATGGATAATACAGAAACGTTAATTCAATGTCCGAAATGCGGGACCCCGTATAATTGTCCGTTAGAATTGTTGGGGACCGTCGGGACCTGTCGGCCTTGCGGAATCGAATTCGAAATAAAGAAAGGGCCGGACCCGGTTAAACCAATGGGCTTTCTTGCCCGGTTAGGTTTCGGGTTGGCTTTTATCTTTAGAGGGGGTCGAAATGGCTAGGGCTAAAATATCGGCTTTCGTCGGTTTGAATACTAACGCGTTTCAAAGGGGCTTGCGCGGCTTGCGTCGGTCCTGGCGACGCTTTCGGTCCGCCGTCGTCGCCCCGATTGGACGTTTCGGCCGGACGATCGGCCGGACGTTTGTACGCGGCGGCGTGATAATGGGCGCGGCCCTGGTCGGTACAATTAAACACGCGTCCGCGTTTCGTCAAGAAATGGCTTTGGTTTCGACCATGTTAGACAAGGGGTCCGCCGACGTCGAACAATATACCGAAGATATAATAAAAATGTCGGCTAAGTTTGGTATGGCCAAGACCGCGTTAACGAAAGGTCTTTACGATACACTTTCCGCCGGGATAGCCGCAAAGGACGGAATCGAATTCTTAACGATTGCGACGAAAGCGGCGATAGGGGGCGCGACCGATACGGCCGTCGCGGTCGACGCGCTTACAAGCGTTATAAACGCTTACGGTATGTCCGCGAAAGACGCCGCGCAAGTTTCCGACATAATGTTTCAAATCGTTAAAGACGGGAAAATCAGTTACCAGGAATTAGCCGAAAATATTTCTAAACTGGCCCCGACCGCGAAAGTCGCCGGAATGTCTTTAGAAGATATGGCCGCCGCTATCGCGACCGTCGTAAAAGTCGAAAAGCCCGAACGGGCTATGACCGCGATAAGGGCGGCAATGATGCACGCCGCGAAAGCCGGGGAAGATTTATTTACACTTGTCCGAAAATTCGAAGGGAAATCTTTAGAAGATATAGTCGGGGCCGGAATCGGAAAACGGGCCGCGCAAGGCGTCGCCCTGTTAGCGTCGAACCTGGAAACGTTAGATAAGGAATTCGAAAATATGCGGAATAGCGCGGGACGCGCTAACGAAGCGTTTGAAAAATTAAACAAGGTCCGACATTGGCAAAGATTATGGCAAACGATACTTGGTATTATAACCCGCGTCGGAATCGTCTTAGACAAAACGTTGGCCCCGTTAATTAACCTTATCACAAACAGATTAAATCAAATGGCCGAAACGCCGGGTTTTAAGCGATTTCTTGAAAGGGTCCAGGAAGCGACGAAAACCCTTGTCGGGGCTATGGTCGCCCTGGCCAGGGGCGGCGAAGGGCGTAAAGCGGCCGTCCAGGGCTTTAAGTTAGTTATACTTGGAATCTTTAAGACAGCGTTTCGGGCCGGGGCCGAATTGCTTTCGAAAGTCGCCCCGCGTATTGGCGCGTTAATAGCGAAAGGATTTACGGCGGCGGTTTCGTCCCCGGCTAAACGTATGGGACAAAAGAGCGCGGCGAAAAAAGCCGTCCGCGACGAAATGATAGCCGAAGGAAAATCGCGGACGGTTTATAGGTCGCTTGGCGGGACCGTTGGCGCACCGACCGTAGCCGTTCAAAAATTAGACGAAGGGTCCGAAGAGTTTAAGCGAAGAGTTACGGAAAAATACGAAGAGTTTAAGAAATTAGATTTCGACCAGGAAATGAAAGAAATCGCCGACAAATTCGGAATAGATTTAGGCAAAGCCGGAAACGAGTTTCAAGCCGGAATGGAATTATTAAAGAAAGCGGCCGAAGAGGGGACCAAAGGTTTAGAAGAGTTTAAGGAAGCGACCGACAAGGCCGAACCGAAACCCGAACGGACCCCGGCCCCGGATAAACCGAAACCCGAACCCGTCGAAGAGGACGTCGGCCGGGGCTTCGGATTTTCGGCCTTGCGGCGGATAGGGGCTAACATTATCGGCGCGGCGGGTCCTGGTATGAAAGCCGAAGATAAACAAATCGCGGCGACTAAAAAGGTCGCTAAGAACACGGAAACGACCGCGAAAGAAACGAAGGAATTAAGAAAAGAGGCGGAAAAACAAACCGCCCTTTTAGCCGCGTCCGGCGGGGCGGCGACTTTCTAAGGGGGTTAATAATGTCAAACGTTAGAATAGGTTGGACCGGGGGTTATCTAAAAGAACGGCTTAACAGCCCGTCGATTAAAAAGACGGATAACGGACCCGAAGTAACGCATATTTACGACACGAATTACGCGACGGCCGAAGCCGCTATCGCCGCTTACGGCGTTAATTTCGGCGACCCCCACCCGGCCCCCTATGCGTCGGCCGTCCTGGTCGAAATCGGTATTCAAAAGGACGGACCAAAAAACGCGATCGTTACTTATCTATACAGGCAAACGACCGGGTCCGGCGAAGTTATCCCGCCCGTCGGGACCATTACCAGGGAAATAGATTCTAACGTTATCGAAATCCCGATCGGCCAAAACAGTAACGCAAGCGGGACCAATTACGACAAGGAAAAGAAAGTCGGCGTCGGCGATTGGGAGGGAATCGAAGCCGAATTGTCGCCACAGCCCGTTTATAAACGACAAGAAATTTTATCGTCGTTTACGTTTTCCGAAACCGAAGCCGTAAAGAATGTCGCGAAGCGTTTTAATTCCGCGCAAATGAACGCGAAAGGATTGTCCGGGGCGACGACTAACAAATGGTTAAAAATGTCGCTTAACGTCCGGGAAGTCGGCGAAAAATTCGAAATGACCGAAACATGGCAATACGCCGAAAAGGGTTGGAAAACTGATATTTACGACGCCGCGACATAGCGGCCAGGGGGCAAGATGTTATTTCCACCAAGCCCGACAAAGGGAAACGAAGTTTTCAAATGGGCGCAAAGGATACACGAATATATTAAAAGTATCCGGCCGCTTTCGTCCGATTCGGTTAAGGTAAAACAAACCCCGGCCGGGACGACCTTTTCGTCGAAATACATAGACGGCGACCGTTGGCCTTTCCAGGTTTACCAGGACCCGGATTATACGCCGTCCGGGACCGAAGCGAATATCCGAATACGCGGCGGCTATTTCGAACGGACCGCGACCGAAACCGGGGACGGGATACGATCGACAATAGACGACGGATATTATACGGGGGCCGGGGGCGCGGATTTCACGGACGACACGGACGACGCTATCGGGAAACCTGGTTACGAAATTTACGACGGCGATATTATTTACGTCGTTTTGGTCCTATGGAATAACGCGGGGGCTTACCAGGATTACGACAATATTACGCCGGACCAATTAAAGGTCGAATATTGGTATTCGTCCCGCCCCCCCTGGCCGGATACGTCCGACGCGTATAACGTTTTTAAGGTCCTGGCGAAAGTCGAAAATGTCGGGGGTTGGTTGGAAATAGACCACCTTTGGCGCGGCGGCGAAATAAAAGATTTTCATTTAGTCCCGGACGGACACCCTAATTACGATTCGGTTTTCCCGAAATTGGGGTCGCTTGGATATCAGGACGAACCATACGACGCGACGACTACCCCTTTCGAACGTATCGGGACGTTACAAGATTGGAATTCCTGGCGCGACATTATACACCGGGACAATATAACCAATTACGAAAACGATTACGCGATTTCGTATTTCGATTACGCCGGGTTATCCGGGTTTACCGAAAAGAAATACGCCCGGATAGATTCGCATAAGTGGGACGATTGGACGTATCACGCGGCCAACAGGTCGTTAGAAGTTAAATCGGTTTCGTCGTCGGCGATTTGGGGCGACGAAAGACGTTTCCAGGCGTATGATTTCGACGTCTACGGGGCGACCCCCGATTTTACTTATTCGGACATTACAAGTTTTACAGGGCCGACGGTTTCGTCCGGCGAAGATACGGGCGAATATTTGGTTATGTGTAGACGGCGAAACCCGATTTCGCCCGACGGTTTCCATATTGTTTACGCCGACTTTTCCGCGATCGGTACTAACGACGATATCGACGAAGATTTCGTCCACGATTATATCGAAGAATTTTGTAGACATAACCAATTAGATACGTCTTGGGTCGAAGATAGGCGCGACGATTACAAATCGTTAGACGATCACGATAAGCGGCACGCGACGCTTGGCGGCGTTTGGGACGACAGTATCGACGGCGAAGGTTGGGCCGGGTTTCAATCTATCGGCTATTGGAACGCGATACACGGATCGACGGCGACCCCGGACAAACGTATCGACCTGGAATTGGGCCGACTGTTTTACGGTAACGATTATGATTACGAATGGTCGTTAGATTGGTTGGATTGTCACTTAAACGACCTTTCGACGTATAAGTCTATTGATTGGAATTTGCGGCGGCTTTACGATACGGACGGGACAAACGTTGTCGGCCGTTGGGACGAAGGCCGTTTATTTTCCGACCTGGAAAACCCCGCGACGGATTCGGTCGATTGGAAAAATAGACGGCTTTATCCTTACGGGGCCGGGGGTTACGTCGTCGATTGGGACGGCGGGACATTACACGAAAAAAATTCCGGGTCCTGGTATCAAGTTTTAGATTGGTTTAACGGTTATCTTTACGACCCTTACGACGGGTCGTCCGTTATGTATTTTAACGGGTCCGGCGGCGGCGGTCGTTATTTCTATGGGTCGTCGTTAGATATGGAACCGTATATGGATTTCGTCGGGGCGACCCGTTATATCGCTATGAACGGGACGCAAGTTTTAACCGATCAGCAGACAATGACATATAGCCCCCCGACCGTTACGGGGGCGGCCAGGGACGGCGAGTTACGACAATTTGTTTTAGACCTTTACACGCAATTACAAAATCACGGTATGGTAACATAAGGGGAAATTATGTCGGGCGATACAATAGATTTCGGCGACTTTATCGACCTTTCGAAATTTAACGCGGGGGCCGCCTTCGACCCGAAAGCCGGGGGCCTTGGACGGCCGAAATTGAAAGGGGCGGTTTTCGTCCCCCGGCCGACGACGGCGGATTTTGATTGGGAATTGTCGGACCTTACGGCCGACGGGTCTTTCCATGATTTAAGTTTTTCGTCTATCGTCCCGGCCGATACGCAAGTCGTTATAATTAACGTAAGGGTTAAGGGGCCGACGATCGGGGAAAAGGTAAAGTTTCGACGCAAGGGCGGCGGCGCGGAAAGCGAAGGCGCGGTTTTGGTCCAGGCGTCGAACGTGTTTAACCGGGTCGACCTGGTCGTCGCCCTGGACGATAACCGGGCCGCCCGTTATCGGTTGGACAATAATACGGACCTGGTTAATTGCGACATAACGGCGAAAGGTTGGTTTTTCTAATGGCGACGGCCGAACAGTTATATCATAAATTCGGGCCGCAGTTGATAGACGCGGTCGCAAGGGTTACAATGGACGAAATAAATATCGTCCGGGCGCAAGTCGGATTACCGCCCCGGACCTTACAACAGGTCGTTAACGCGATATCGGCGAAATTAGACAGTATCCCGCCGTATCCCTGGCAGGACGACGGATAGCGAAAAAAAAAGGGCCGACGTTGGCCCAAAAACGACGAACGCAAGGCGTCGCGGGTCTTTATACCCCTGGAAATGGCGGCTTTGTGAGAAAGGCAAAAGGAAAATGGACAGAGAAAAAGAACAAGAAAAACAGCGCGTAAGAAACGCGGCCTTTATGGTCGCCGAATACGAACACGGCGACGACCCGGCCGTTAAGAAATGCCGGGAAGCGGTCGACAAGATAAAAGGGGAAATCCAAAAGGCCGAAGCAAACCGCCGCGAATTGAATAAGAAACACGGCGACGCAATGGCCGCGCTTTCCGAAGCGTTAGAAAAATATATCCCGAAAGCCCTACGGAAAGACGCTAAAGACGACGGTTAATTTTTTGTCCTGGTAAATATTTCGGCTATTTGATACGGTCGAAAATAGAAAGGGTTTCGCTATGAAACGGTTATATTATCTTATATCGTTAATCGGGTTAATAGCGGCCGCCTTTGCTTCGGGGGTCCTGGCCGATAGGACGGTCGACCTTGTTTTCGACGTCCAGGCAAACGAAAACGTCGTCGTTAATCACAAATCGTTTACGGGTTTTACGATATCCGGGACCGTTACCGATAGCGTCGCCGAAGCCGCTATCGACATTTCGGGCAAAACCGGGACCGTCGGTTTTAAGACCGATCTTTCGTCGACGTCCTTTTGGGCCGAAACGACGATAACCGTTACCGACGGTCCGGCCGGGCAATTTACCGCGACGTTTCCGGCGTCGCAATGGCGGACAAATAACGTCGTAAAGGAAAGGTTTTACGGCGACTTGCGTTTGTCCGATTTCGGGAATACGTTACCGTCGATCGAATTATGGTTAAACCCGTCCGCGAATACAGGGGCCGAAAGCCAATACATAAGCCCGGCCGTCGCAAGTTTCGAAACCAATTCCGTAACGGTCGACCCCCCGGCTAACGTTATAGATTTCCGAAACGGTTTCGATTATTCTTACGACGGATAAAATTTACGGTTAGACGTCGTCCCGGCCGCCGTCGACGATACGGTCCTTAATCACGTTACAAGCGGAAACGGCTTTACGACGAACACCCTTTGGCGGCTTTACAATTCGGGGGCGTCGTCTAATAAATTGCAAGTTATGATTTGGAAAGATGCGACGGACGAAGTTTGGTTTTACCTGGTTAATCCGTCCGGGACAAAGTCTAACCTGGTCGTAAAAATTACGCCGTAAATAAAGGGGGCCGCTATGCCCGTTCAAGAATTCGAAAACGTTTGTTCTTCAGGTTACGTCGAAGCAAATAACAACGTCGTCGCGGGGGGAAAGGTTACGGCCGTCGGCAATGTCGAATCGGACGCAAACGTTACGGCGGGGGGTTATGTCGAATCGGCTAACCAGGTTATCGCCGGGGGTTACGTCCAGGCGGGGACCTATCTAACGGCCGGGTCCTATGTCCAGGCGACGACCTACGTTTGCAGTTTGGGCGATATATGCGCGGCCGGGACCTTTTACGGGGACGGGTCCGGCTTGGATAACGTGTCCGCGACGGACCCGTCTAAATTGCCATTGGCCGGGGGGACAATGTCGGGGCCTATCAATATGGACGGCGAAAATATAACGTCGATTGGTAACGCTTGCGCGTCGATCTTTTACGGGGCCGGGTCCGGCTTAACGGGCGTCCCTTCGGACCAATTAACACAAAACGGCGCGACCGACGGCCAGGTCCTTACATGGTACGCGTCCGGGTCTTGTTGGCGGCCGCAAACGGTTAACGATACGACAAAGTTACCCCTGGCCGGGGGGACAATGTCGGGCGTTATCAATATGGGCGGAAACGATATCGTTAACGGGGCGTCCGTTTGCGCGACGTCCTTTTACGGGTCCGGGTCCGGGTTAACGGCTTTACCGACAAGTCAATTAACGGCGGACGGCGCGTCCGACGGCCAGGTCCTTACATGGTACGCGTCCGGGGGTTGTTGGCGGCCCCAAACGTCGGCGGCCGGGCTTTGGGTCCAATGTTCCGGCTTCGCGTGTCTTGGTCAAAACGCTTGCGTCGACGGTTGGTTACGGACGACGAATTGTATTAACACCGTCGCCCTATATTCGTCCGGCGTCGTTTCGGGTAATTCGTATAGCGGCGACGCGTCGGGTTTGTCTTGTCTTAATCCGTCCGCGATAACGTCCGGGGGCGCGTCCGACGGTTGCGTCCTTACCTGGTGTGCGTCGAATAATTGTTGGTATCCAGGCGCGGGGGGCGGCGGCGGCGGCCTATGGTCCGCGTCCGGGTCTTGCCTATATCCGACCGACACTTATTGTAACGTAACGACCTGTAACGGCGCGTCTTTCTTTTCCGATTGCGCGTTTTGCGCGTGCAATTCTTCGACAGGCGGTTTCTATGGCGGCGAAGGTTATTTCTTTTGCGGGGTTTGTTTTGATTGTTGCGGCTACGGTTGCGATTTCTGTAATTTTAATAACGGCTTTATCTATTGCGGGTCGCAATGTAATTTATTTATAGGCCAATGCGTTACGGCGTCTTGCGACGTTTGCGCTTGTTGTGCTTTGTTTTCAGGTTGCGACGTTTGCGCGGGTTGTTCTATGCTTTTCGGTTGGGGCGGGTCCGGCGGCTCTTTAACGTCGTATTGTTGTTGTCTATGTTATTGCGAACAATCCGGGGGCGGACAAGCGACACTTTTTAGCGGCTTCGATATTTGTTATACTACCCCTTGCGCGATTTACGGGACGACTTATATAGGGTGTTCTTCGGTCCCGCTTTGTTATATATTGTCCGGCGATTGTTGTATGCAATTCGATTGCGGGGCCGTTTATTTCGGTAACGGGTCCGGGTCTTATGCGTCCGCGACGTTTGAAGGTTGCGTTTGCTTTAACTGTCAACTAATTGTCGGGTCCGGGTCTTATCCAGGTTGCGACGGTACTTGTAACGGGATTGTATTTTGTAACGGCCTGGCGGTTGGTTGGTCGTAAGAAACAAAAAAAGAAAGGGGGTCGTTATGGCCTTGCAATTAGACGAAGCGTTTAAGGGACATACGAATAACTATTGGAAAATAATTGGCGTCGAAGCGGACCACAGGCAAGAAAAAGTAAAAGTCCAGGTCGCACTTTATAAGGACGCCGCGACCAGGACGGCGGACGTTATGAATTTCGTAAAGGACGAAAGGCATACTTTCGACCTTACGCCGGGCGTCGATAAAGACCGGGCCGACCTTTACGGCGATCTTAAAACCCTGGACAAATTTTCGACCGCGCAAGACGTTTAACCGATTTCGGCCAGGACCGCCGAAAAAAACGTCGCGACGTTGGCCGACAATCGACGAACGCAAGGGGGCGCGGGTCTTTATACCCCGGAAATCCGGGGGGACCTGGCCCCGATAACAGGAAAGGAAAAAAGGAAATGTCGAAAGCCAAAGCGAAAAAAGATATCAGAAAAGTAAAGGCCGGGAAAAGACGCGGCCGGGACGCGGCGGAAAAATCCGTCGTCTTTATCGTCGACGGCGGTATCGGTAAATGCATTATGTCGACCGTCGTTATCCGGGGAATTAAAAAGAAATACCCGGACCGAAATATCGTCGTCCTGTCGGGCTATCCCGATATTTTCAATTATAACCCGAACGTTTACCGTCCTTATTTCATGGGAAACACGACGTTTTTTTACGACGATTATATCGTCGACCAGGACGCCGAAGTTTTGAAAAGCGAACCTTATTACGCCCGGTCGTATTTGCGCGGCGACCCGGTCCATTTAACCCGGCTTTGATGTGAACAATTAGACGTCCCCTTCGACAATCCGAAACCCGATCTTTTCTTTTCCAAACAGGAAAAGCGACAGGCGGCCGCGTTTATCAAACAGAAACCGAAACCGATTTTCTTTATTCAATTCGAAGGGGGGAAACCGCCGTCGCCTAACGAACCCCCGGCGAAAATGTTTATTCGGTCGTTACCTATCGAAACGGTCCAAGCCGTCGTTAACGATATGAAAAAGGATTTTCACGTTATGGTTATGAAAGCCGCGACGCAAGCGGAAATCGAAGGGGCGGAAAGTGTTTCCTATCCTTTGCGGCTTTCCCTGGCCTTAATGGAAAACGCCGAAAAACTTTTGTTAATAGATTCTATGGGACAGCACGCCGCCGCCGCCCTTGGAAAAAAAGCGGTCGTTTGTTGGTCCGGGACGGACCCGGCCCGGCTTGGATACGAAAGCCATATAAACTTAACGGTCGCGAAGAAATGCCCGGACCCGTTTTGTCATAGACCAAACAGTTATCTTTTCGACCGCGACGGGACGTTAAACGCTTGGGAATGTCCTTACGACGAAGTTTGTACGGAATTCGACGCGGCCGATATTCTTAAAGCATTGAAATAACCAGGGGGGCGGTTATGACCGACGACGATAGAAAAGAAATCCGGGAATTAACGACGCAAGTTACGACGTTGGCGACCGAACAAAAGACGACCAATCGCGAAATAAAAGGTTTGCGCGGCGACATTGTCGACTTAAAGACGAACGGTTGCACCGTCGGCGCGGTCCACGCCGTAAAAATCGAACGTAACGAAACCGGGTTAAAAAACCTTTGGTCGAAATTCGACGACCTTAACGCGGGGTCCGCCGTCCCGGTCCCGGCCCCGGCGGGTCCCCTGGCCGACGGCCAGGACGACGGGCCGGAAATATCGGCCGGACCCGGCGGCGTCAAAGCCAAAAACTTTTCGTCGGCGGAATTGGTTAGACTATGCGCGGGGCTTGCGCTTATCTATTTGGTATTCGAAGCCCTGGCGAAACGGTTAGGTTTATAAATGTTTTGCGGTTGGCTATTGCGTTGGTTTTCCGAAACCGGGCGTTATGTCGTCCCGGCCGATATCCCGATTAAACACCCCGAACACGGCGACGACGTCGTCCCGGCCGGGTTTCGATTCGACGGCGCGTCCGGCGTCGCTAATTTATCTATGGCCGAATGTGCGAAACACGATTGGCTTTACTTTACTGGCCAGGTTAACGGGAAACCCGTAACGCGATCTTGGACGGATAACGAATATTGTAAGGGCCTGGCCGCCGCCGGACATAAGGGGTTTGCAAAAATCCGCCGGGCCTTTTTCAAGATATGGCCTTTCGCTTGGCGAAAGCATAGACGAAACGACCCCCCCGATATCGCGTCGCGTATGGTCGACAATCCCGACGCTTGGATTTTCCCGACTTGGGAAATCCGCGACGCATACCGAAAACCGTAAATATCGCGTTTCCGGCCAGGACCCCCGAAAAAATCGTCGCGACGTTGGCCGACAATCGACGATCGGCGACCGCCCCTTGTCTTTATACCCCGGAAATCCGGGGACCTGGCCACAAAAAAAGGGCCGCCGGGAAACCCGGCGACCCCCTGGCCGACGCCCTTTCTATTTTTCTATTCGCTTGTTGAAATCCGCGACGGCCGTTTCGCCGTATGCCGATTTTATGTCGCGTCGTATTCGGTCCAGGACCGCCCGGCCGCCTTTAAGGATTTTCCCGTCGGCGGATAAATGGGCTTTCGCGATTTCCACGAAAGACGACATTTCCTTTTCGTATTCTTTCCGGGCTTTCGCCTTGCGTTTTGCCGCTTGCGATTTCCTGGCCGTTTCCCGGTCCGTTACGTCGTCCCACCGTCCGCCCTTTAACCAGGTCGCCGGGTGATTTATAAACGTTAAATCGACGTCCGATCGACTATTGATATCGGCCGCGTAACGCTTGGCCCCGGATATAATCTTGGCCGGGGTTATCCCGGCGGCCAGGGCGACAAGCCATTTTTCGAAAGCCGCGTTTTTCCCGATCTTGCGCGGATACACGGACCAAAACGTTTCGAAATCGTCCGTATATGAATAATCCGCCGCCGGGGGCGTTTTGCGGGGCTTGCGGGGGCCTGGTTTGGCCCCTGTCGGCCGATCGTCCCCCGCCGGGGGCTTTGTATCCCCTGGCCCGTCCGGGTCCGTTATGGCCGGATTTCCGCCCTTTTTACCGTATTCCCGGAATTGGTCGACTTTCCGCCTTTCTTCGATTAACCGGGGGACGAAAACCCCGATATCGTCTTTAACGATTCGCTTTCGTTTAAGCAATTCGGCGAAGTGTTTTCGATACGCTTTCGGCGTTATATGGATAATCGAACACAATTCCCGGTCGGTATAATCGCCGCCGTCCGGCCGTTTGATATATCCGTAAGGCGTCGCAAGGTGACAAATACACATAATATCTTCTAAAAGCCCCCTGGCCGCCGGGCTACAAAGCCGTAATTCGACGTCCCCTAACCAATCCTTCGCGTAATGCTTATACCAGGGCCGCACGTTAGGCATTGGACCCCCCTTTCGCTTTAACTGATTTCGCTTTACAAGGTTTCTTTATCATGGTACGTTAGCCCCGTTGTTTCTTTTTCTTCGGGGCGGGTTTCTCTGAAATCCGCCCTTTGCTTTCGGCGACTAACAGGTCGACCGCCCTTTCTAACGCAAGCGACCGATTGCCGTTAAAATGTTTCGCCGCGATATTGTCGACGATATTTCGTCGGGCTTCGGTCGTCGAAAAAGAACAAGGGACAAAGCCGCCCCCGCGTCCGCGTCCGCGTCGTCTTGTCATTAAGACCCCCTTTCGTTTGTGTTATCGTTTTCGGTTTCGTCCTGGCCGTCTTTCCTGTCGTCGACGGCCCGGCCATGATGAAAGAAATATAAAAGTTTTTTCCGGCGGTCCATAATTCCGTTAGCCGCTTTTAATAGGGCCGCCGCTTCGGTTTGGATTTCTTCGATTGTCCCGGCCGCCGTCGCCTTATATCCTTTTTGGCCGGACAGGATACGACCGTTTGCGGCCTTGGCTAAGTGTCTAAGATAAGTTTTCGTAAATCGTTTCGGGCCGCCGTCGACGTCCAGGCGGTTAACGATATGGTCGATAATGTCGTCCGACGTTATCCAATCGCGGGACCTGGTTAACAGGTTAACGAATAATTGGACGTCGTCGTCGAAACCTGTTGTCGATTCGGGGGCCGACACGTTGGCCCCTGGACGGCCGCTAAAATCTAATTCGGTTTGTTGTGTCATAATAACCCCTAAGTCGCGGCCAGGGACGCGGAGGGACGCCCCCGGCCGCTTTAATGCGACGTTACCGTTTAGCCCTGGCCGTCGCTTCGATTAGCTTTACAAACTTTCCCCGGCGGCGGGGGCCAAGATACAAAGCCGAAGCGATTAACGCTTCGCCTATCGGCGTCGCTTCGGTTACTGGCCGTCCGCCCCGGACCGTCCGTCTTTCCATACCGGGAAGGCGTCTTATAATGGTCGCCGCTTCGCGGATTTTCACGCGTCCCCCCTTTCGTCGTCTTTCGCCGTCGTTATTATTGCGTCGTTTGAAATATCGCCGTAACGGGCGATATACGTTTCCGCCTTGTCCCGGTCGTGAAATTCCAGGCGTAAGGCGTCGGGGTCGGCCGGGTCTTTCCAAGTATGCGGCCGCCGATTGTCGAAGGATTCGCAAAGGACGAACCCGTTAAAGATATTCACAATAACGAAAGGAATATCGTTAGCCATTGTCGGACCCCCTGGACCCGTTAAGATAAGCGACACGGTCGGCCGCTTGTTTCGGGTCGTTATAATCGCTTTCGGGTTGCCAGGTCCCGGACGGGTCGTAAAAACCGACCGTCCATAATCCCGGCTCTGTTTTAATATAGACGTACACGTTAACCCTTTCTTGTTTGGACCTGGACGCCGCCCGAAGCGACGCCCCGGCTTATCATATCCATAAGACTATTAAGGACCTTAACGACGTCCGCCGACGGCGCGTAAAGGTCTATTTGTGTTTCGACCTTATCGCCGACGGCGAACAATTCGAAGCGGCCTTTAATGATTATAGGTTTATCCGTCGTCCCGGCCATTGTCCCCCCTGGTTACGATCGGACCAAAGGCCCGTCTATGTGCATGGAAATAAGCGGAAAGCCGTTTCGCGTAATTGCGGTCTAACCGCCGCGTCGCCTTGTCCGCTTCGCGTTTCGCCCGTCGTCTTGCGTTTCGTCTTTTCCTTTCGCCGCGTTTCATTTACTAACGTCCTTTCCTTATACGTCGTATCCCGATTCTTGATAGATTAACGTTTTATATTTACCGCGTACAATAATCGCCGACCTGGAAAAGCCCTGGCCGGGTCCCCCGTAATATCCGTAACGGTCTATATTCATATATTCGCAAAGGACGCCGTCGTCGATATCCTGGACGGCGGCCGAAGCGAATATCCAAAAGGCCCGGACGGTTTCGTCTAAGCCGTCGCCCGTCGAAACGGTCCCGGTACGAATCAAAGCCGCCTTAACGACGGCTTCGATTCTACGGTATTCGTCGACCGGGTTAAGCATTGGCCGCCGCCTTTCCTGTAAACATAGACGACGCGACGATTTCCAAAGCGGCCTTTTCGTCCAGGTCGAAAACGGCCAGGTTAAGCGCGGCGACGTCGGCGGCCGCTTTCGTATAGTGCGACGCTTTAATAATGGTCGCGGTCGGTATGTATCCGCTTTCGTTGGCCAGGGCGACGCCGACAGTATAGAAACCGTCGCCGACGATAGGCGTAAAGGCCGCGACCTTTCCGCCGATCGAATCGTTAATAAGGATTTGCCATAGCGTGTTATGCAATCCGTCGAAGCGGTCCGAAAAATCTTTGTTAATCTTGTCGACCTTGTCCGCGTTTTTTTCAAATGTCTTATTCATGGTTTCGCCTTTCGTTTCGATTTCGTGTTTCGCGTTAGCGGAAAAATTGCCGGGGGCCTTTCGACCCCCGGCCGGGGTTGGTCCTTTCTATTTTGTGAACGTTTCGGGACGGATATAGATAACGGCGACGGCCCCGCTTTTAAGCGTTTGGCCATACGATTTCATTACGCCGATTTCGTCGCGACGAAAGTAAGCGTAATTTTCGTCGTTAACCAGGACGCGGAAAACGTCGGGGTCCGCGCTGTTATCTTCCAAGGTCCCTTCGACGCTAATTTGCGTTTCGAAGGAATGTCGGTCGCCTTTGCCAATGAATACGACGACACGTTTACCGACGATATCGGCCAGGATATCGACGTCGCTTATAAGGCGAACGTCGGTCGACGGCCGCTTATACGTTTTATTGTCGTCCCCTATAATCGTCGACACGAAGTCGACCGGGGACGGGACGCAAGAAACCGGGTCTTTAATCGTCCCGGTAAACTCCGCGTATCTTTCCGCCGTCGAACCTTTTTCGGCGACAAAGATAACGCGGTCGCCCACGTTAAACGCTTTCGGTCGGTTTGTGTTTTCGGCTACCATTTCTTTTGCCTTTCTCTTTTGGATTGCGTTAACTGTTGGTCGGTCGACCTGGCGGGGGTCCGGGTTGGTTTGTCTTTCGCCGCTTGTTCCTTTCGCTTTGACTGTTAACCTTTTCATATCTCACTAATAATAATACTTAATAATAAGAAACCTTGCAACAAAAAAAATAACTTTTTTTCCCTTTATTTATAGGGGTTTTCGCGGGTCCAGGACCCCCGGCGGCTTTGGCCTGGACAAAAACGCGTCGTTTCTGTTATGCTAACGGCAGTTTATGAAAGCCAAAGCCAAAGCGAAAAAGAAAACCAGGTCCGCCCGGAAAGCGACGACGAAGAAAACCGCGACGAAGAAAAAGGCGGCCAGGAAAAAAACGACCAAACCGAAAGGACACGCCGACGGCGTCCCGGTTTGGTGTTCCTTTACGCGTGTCGTCCCGATCGAAAGCGTTACCCCTAATCCGCGAAACCCTAACGAACACCCCGACGACCAGGTTAAACTTTTAGCCAAAATCATAAAGGGCGCGGGTTGGCGAAATCCGATCGTCGTTTCGAATCAAAGCGGCTTTATCACGAAGGGCCATTGTCGACTTTACGCCGCGACCCTGTTAGGCGTTTCCGCCGTCCCTATCGACGAACAAGATTACGCTTCGCCGGACGACGAATACGCCGACTTACTGGCCGACAATAGGTTGGCGGAATTGTCCGACCGTAACGACGCGGCCGTCGCTGAAATCCTGGCCGATTTCGACCCCGATTTCGATAAGGACCTTACGGGATTTTTAGACGTCGATATCGAAGCGTTATTGGAAGGGACCGACATAGACCCGCCGGACCCCGACCCGGACCCCGGCGGCGGGACCGCTTCGACAAACGAAAGTCGAATCGTTATCCAGGTCCCCGACAAATATTACGACCCTGTAATTAAGTATCTTGCAAACGGCGAACAAACGACGCCGTCGGGTTTGGGACAAGGCGTCTTAAAATTGGCGGGTTTGAAAAAATGACGACCGACGACATTATCGAAGCCGACGACGCGAACCGCGAACGGATACACGCGATAAGACAACAAGAGCAAAAAGCCAAGGGCCAGGAATCGACCGACGACCTTTTCCCGGAATTGTCCGGGCATACTTTCAAGTCGTTATTCGAAAGGGACGTCGCCCGACAGTTAGTCGAACGCGGCCGGGCCGGGGAAATAAACCGTTTGTCTTTCGGGGTCCTGGTTATGTTATCGGCGGCGGCGATAGAATTTCGGATAGCGTTTTCTTATTACGAAGGCGACGTCCAATATTACCAGGACGCGACGCGACACGAAAACGAATCGTATAAGATAAAGAAATATTTATGGTTACATTATGGACCCGGACCCCTTCGGATTACGAAAGGTCGAACGGGCCAGGTCCCGGAAATTGTCGAAACGGTTATCCCGGTTACATGGTCAAAGCAAAAAGCGAAAGGCGGCGACAATGAATAGACACGCGTTAAGCCCGACACGTTGGGCGCGAAATTTCGGCTTGTTAAAACCCCTGGACGAAATGACGGTTAAACATAAAATCTTTTCCGGGGACGTATCGACGGGCGGTTGGTTACTTTCCGGGTCCCCGGTCCTGGCCGAAATTATGGCCGCGTCTTTCGATTGGGTTTGTATCGACGCCGAACACAGCACAATAACAAAGGACGCGGCGGCGAATTGCGTAAGGGCGATCGAAAGCCGGGGGGCCGAAGCGTTTGTCCGGGTCGGCCTTAACGACGAATTGGAAATAAAACGGTTTCTTGATATCGGCGTTAAAGGAATAATCGTCCCGCTTATCCGATCGGTCGACGACGTCCGCCGGGCTATCGACCGCGTTTTCTTTCCGCCGATCGGTCGGCGGTCCTATTCCCTGGCCCGTTGCACGAATTACGGGGCGACGTCCGACCATTATTTCGCGACGTTTAACGACCGCGTCTTTTTTTCTATCATGGTCGAAACGGCCGAAGCCGTCGAAGCGTTACCCCGGATAATTCACGAATACGGCGACCGTATCGACGCGGTCCTTATCGGCCTTTATGATTTGGCCGGGTCCTTTGGTATCCCTGGCCAGGTCGACGACGAAAACCTTTTGTCGAATGTCCAGGACGTCCGGCGACATTGCGAAGAAAGGGACGTCCCCGTCGGGATACACGCGACCGAAATAAGCCGGACCCGGCTTTCGGAATTGATAAAGGACGGTTATACGTTTATCGGTTGCGGTATGGATACGCTTTACGTCCTGGACCAAAGCGAAGCGTTAGGCCAGGTTACGGAGGGTTAAGTTATGGGCGGTTTTAATCGAATCACGTTAACGGCGAATCTTACGGGCGAACCTGTTATAAAGGAAACGACGACGGACGGTCGCCCGGTTTGTACTATGCGCGTCGCCGCGACGACCAGGTTACGGGACGCCGACGAAACCTTGTTTATCGACGTCGTAACGTTTGGACAACAAGCGGAATCTTGCGCGGCTAACCTGGCCGTCGGGTCTTGGGTTTTGATCGACGGCCGCTTGCGTTTCGACGAATGGGAAAAGGACGGCGAACGTCGAAATAAATACGTCGTCGTCGCCCGGCGCGTTATGTTCCTGGACGGGAAAAAGAAAAAAGGCGGCTAAATCGAAAAAAAATATCGGTCCCCCTGGCCGTCGATTTGACACGAAAACGAACGGGACCCGGCCCGGCCCCTGGCCGCCGCCGGGTCCTTTGCTTTGCCGGGGTTATCATTGGTCTTTATAAGAAAGGCGGGGGCATAGGACGCTATTTGTCCTATCGGTCCCCAGGTCGACGGTTAACCCTAGCGTTATCCAGGGGGTTAACCCTAGCGTTTAACTAAGATAATAAGACACTAGAAACCATATAAATAACGGCGTCGTTTTTTTCTTGATTTTTTGGGCTATCCTGGAAAAATGCTTTACAAAACGACATAACTAGGAATCGGCGACACGCCGGGAAAGAGTGTCTAACCATGACCAAGAAAAACGAAGGCCAAAGCGATACGAAAAAAAGGGTCCGAATAACTGTCGGGCGCGATCTAATTAACGTCCAAAAATTCCGCGAAGGATTGCGAAAGGTCCAAACAATCGTCGAAACAATTTCGGCCAAACTATCCGACGCCCGGACCGAAGCCGCCGAAGCCGACGCCCTGGCCGACGACCTGTCGGGATTGCTAACCAGGATATCGACGTCGTTTAACGACCAGGTCGAAACCCCGGACCCGGCCCCCGACTATCCGCCCCCGGTCGACGTCCCGCCCCCGGCCGTCCGCGAAAGATATAACGTCGGGTCTTGTTCGACTTGCGGGTTTCAAGATATCGACCGCGACGACCATAGTATAAGAAAGTGTCGGGCCGTTTGCCTTTGCCCGGTTTGCGATCATGTTAACCCGGACGACGATTGTATCCTTTGGCAATACGTCGGACCCGTCGACGCGTCGTTACGCGGAATCGTCGACCAGGTCGTAAAGGAATATTACAGGGCGGCGGACCGCTATTCCGATTTCGTTAACGGACACGAAGGATACGCCGTCTTAAACGAAGAGTTAGACGAACTTTGGGACGAAATCAAAAAACAGCCAAGGGACCGGGACGTCGACTTAATGTCACGCGAAGCGGTCCAAGTTGCGGCTATGGCGATTCGGTTTATCGTCGACGTTTGCGGGGGTTATAAATGACCGTCCAGGAAAAGAAACCGTCGCCGCTTTATTCTTACGTTTGGGGTAACAATACGAAGCGGCAAACCTTAAAGGGCCGAACGTGTCGGGTCCTGGCCCGGCTTAAAAAAAATTCGGTCGTTATCAAGTTTACGGATAACGGGCAAATCGAAGTCGTTAGCCGAAACGCTTTACGAAAGGTCTTTTAGAAATGGTCGAAGAAAATACATGGTTACGAAAAACGGCCTGGAATAAACGCGACGAATATTATACGCCGCCGATTCTTGTTAACGCTATCTTACCTTACGTCCCCGAAGGGTCGGCGGTTTGGTGTCCCTTCGATACGGACGAAAGCGAATTTGTTATAGCGTTAAGGCGAAAAGGGTTTGTCGTTATCGCGTCGCATATATGGACGGGAACCGATTTCTTTTCTTGCCAGGTCCCCGCTTGCGATTGTATTATTTCCAATCCGCCTTACACGCGGAAATTAGAAGTATTCGAACGGCTTTACAAAATCGAAAAACCTTTCGCTATGGTAATGGGTTTACCAATTCTTAATTATCAACAAGTCGGGACCTTTTTTCTTGATAAGGATTTGCAATTACTTATCGTCGACAAAAAGGTTTCTTTCGACGGCAATACGGCGTCGTTTAATAATTCTTATTTCTGTTATCGTATGTTACCCCGCGATATTATTTTCGCGCACCTTGAACACAACAATTCAAAAGGACATTTCGTCGAAAGTAGAATGGCGACCAGTAAACCAGGAAAGGCGGTTTAGAAATGGCGGACGAACAATTAAACATTTCCGACGGCGAATTAGACGCGGCCTTCGACGATTGGTTTAACGACGTCCGGGCTAAACTGGCCGCCTATACCGACGCGGCAAGATTACGCGAAAGTTTCCGGGCCGGGGTCCGGGTCGGGATACGAAGTATCGCCGACGGTTTCGAAATGGCAAACCATAACCGACTAAACTAGAAAGGGGGGACCGCGATAGAAACGAAACGAAGTTAACGCGAACAAGTCGAACACAAACACGAAAGGAAAATAGAACCATGACAACAGAAACGAAAACGAAAGCCGACACGATATCGACCGACTTTCCGAAATTTCTTTCGGAAATACGCAAAGGCCAGTTGGTTTTTGAATGTGCCGAAAAAATGGAAGAGTTAGTCGCGGCGATACGCCGGGAAAACAAGTCGGGGTCTTTCAATCTGAAAATTGAAATCGGCCCCCTTAATCCTGGTAACGCCGACACGTTGGCGATTACGGCCAAGCCGACAATAAAGGCCCCCGAACCGACGACGCCGAAAGCCGTTTTCTATTCGACGTCGAAAAATACGTTACAAAGGAAAGACCCGCGACAACAGGAATTCGACGGGATAGACGATTAAACGGATAGGACAAATAGCGTCCTACCCCCAAACCAGGAAAACGACAAAGCGAAAGGAATAAAGAACCATGACAAAAGAATATCTTAACGGCGAATTGGTCCCCGAAGGGTTGGCGGCGGCTTTGGCTTTTGCCGCTTCGCAAGAAACCCGAATCGGAAACGTTATCGACCTGGCCGACGTCGGCCGGGCCGAAGGCGACCCGAAGGACCCCGGCGAATCGTCGGGGCCTATACCTATCGTTATCGCGTCTAAAATGGTCGGCGATACGGAAACGTTAGACGCGGTCGACCTTGTCCCGTATCTTGAAAAATACGCGGCCAAGCCGGACCGAAAGCGGATACACGTTACGCTTACGGACGCGGATAGTTTTATCGCGTATCTTAACGAACAGAAAGAAAAGACGACGCGCATATTTGCGACCGAAGCCGATATCGACGCCCGGTCGTTTTGCTTCGAAGCCCCGATCGACTTTATCGAAGGGACAGGCGGGGCCGCGTCTTGGATAACGCATACGGTAAAACTTGAATTAGAAACGACCCCGGAGTTTAACACCTGGACAAGCCGCGACGGGGCGTTTTTCGGCCAAGTCGATTTCGCCGAATTCCTGGACGATAACTTAATCGACATAACGGACCCGCCGGGCGCGGATATCTTAGAAGTCGTCCAAAACTTGCAAGTAAAAACCGACGTCGCCTTTCGGTCGAATATCCGTCTTGATAACGGCGACGTACAATTATTGTACGAAGAAACAAGCGAACAAAGCGGGGCCGGGGCGAAAGGGTCTATCGACGTCCCGACAAAGTTTACGCTTAACATTCCCGTCTTTCGCGGGACCGAACCGACGCCGATAGACGCCCGTTTTCGTTATCGGTTGGACCGGGATAACGGCCGGGTCCGATTCGGCTATCGGCTTTCGCAAGTCGATAGATTGGTCGAAGCCGTCGTTAATGTAACGGCGGAAAGAATCGAAAAAGAAACCGCCGTCCCGATTTTTAAGGGGACGTTTTCGCGTGTCGGTCGTAAATAGATAAACGAACGGGCCGCCCGGTCCAGGGGCCGGGCGGCCAGGGGGCAAAAATGGATTTCAAAAATTCACAATTCAAAATCATTTACAAGCCGGGCGGCCGGGCGCAAGAATACGCCGAATCGTCCAAGGGGGCCGACGACGGGTTGGCCGCTAATCTTTATAAGGGTTGTCGTCATAATTGCGCGTTTTGTTACGTCCCGACTTTGCCGACCTGGAAATTTGTTCCGGGAAACCCCCGCGTCGCTTTTCACGAAAAGGTTTTGGCAAGGGGCGACGTCCTGGCCGGGTTGGAATCGGACGCCCGGAAATTGGCGGGACAATTCCAAGGGCGACCAATAGACAATCCGTTACACCTTTGTTTTACTTGCGACCCGTACCCGATAACGGATAACGAAGATTTCGTCGACGTTACCAGGGACGCGCTTTTAACTTTCGAACGCTTCGGGTTTAGTAACGTCCAGGTCCTAACCAAAGGCGGCGAAAGGGCCGTCCGCGATTTCGATATCTTGTCGCGTAACGGTTGGAAGTTTGGCCAAACGATCGTCTTTCGGTCCCCGGACGCTTACGCCCGTTACGAACCTGGCGCGGCGGGTTTCGATTCGCGATTGGCCGCGTTACGCTTCGCGAAAGACGCCGGGTTAAAAACTTGGGTTTCGATCGAACCCGTTATAGACCCGGTCGAAGCCCTGTTGGTTATCGACGAAATAAAACCTTACGTCGATATATGGAAAATCGGAAAACTTAATCACGGTAAAGAAATTTCCCCGGCCCTGGCCGAAATCGAAGCGTCGGTCGATTGGCGACAATTCGCCGGGCTTGCGAAACAACAGTTAATCGGACGCGAAGTATTGTTTAAGGATAGTTTGGCGAAATATCTATAATGAAAGGTTGCCGACCATTTAGCCAGGACGAAAGCGACGCGATTGTCGCCCGTTTAGCCGGGGGACAATTCGGCCGCCGCGACGTCGCGTTGTTTTGTCTTGGAATACAAACCGGGTTTAGAATATCCGAATTATTGTCGATACGGTTACGCGATCTTATCCAGGACGGAAAATTGGTCGACCGTCTTTCCGTTTCCCGTCGGTTTATGAAAAAGAAAAAGGCGTCGCGGTCCGTTATCCTTACAAGCGCGACCCGCGACGTCCTGTCGACCTGGTTAAGCGAATTGCGGGACCTTGGATATATGGCCCCGGACGATTACGTTTTCCAAAGCGGGGCCGGGAGTAACAAAGCGATAAGCCGGGTCCGGGCTTATCAGATAATACACGCGGCGGCCAGGGCCGAAGGGTTAACCGGGACAATCGGGACGCATAGTTTAAGAAAGACTTTCGCGGACCGTCTTTACGCGACGTTTTTAGACAGGCAAGAAAACGGGATAGACGCTTTAAGGACCATGTCGAAAGCGTTAGGACACGCGAATATAAATAACACGGACAAATATTTGTCTTTCCGCGAAGAGGAAATCGACGACGCTATCGTCGCCGTTTTTGGAAAATGAAACAATACCATACGATTAAACAGGTCGCCGAAGCGTTAAACGTTTCCGATAAAACGGTCCGCCGTATGGTTAAGCGCGGGACGCTTCGGGCTTACAAGGTCGGTCCGCAAATCCGAATCGACGGCGACGACCTGGCCGCGTATATGGACCGCGCTATTTTACAGCCAAAGCGAAAGGGCAAGAAATGAAATGGTTAATTAGTTACGGCGGCGGGATAGGGCCTAACGTTTGGGACGCCGAAGCGACGGTCGAAGCCGACACGATACGCGAAGCCCTGGACCTGGCCGAAAGGGATATCGTCGGTCCGGCTTGCGGCGATATAACATCTATCGAACAATGGGACGGGGAATAATCCGGGGGCTATGGCCGGGGCCGGGGGCGACCCCCTGGCCCCGCCCCGGTATAGGGGGACGGCGTCGACCAGGTCGACCAGGGGCCGCGACGTTGGCCCCTAGAATACCCCCCCGGCGGGGGGGAGGGGGTCTATATGATATTGAAGGGACAAGGGCTTACAAGCGAAGCGACGGCCGTTAACGCGGCGTTGGTCGCTATTATAAAGGAAAACCCCCGGCGGGGGGTCCTGGTCGCGAAAGCCCCGAAAAAAAAGGCGCGACGTTGGCCGACAATCGACGAACGCGGACCGTCGCTTGTCTTTATACCTTTCCTTATAAAGCGTTTACCAGGGCCAAACCAAGGGCGGACACGCCCGGCCAGGCGGTCCGGCCGTCCCCCCGTCCGGGGGGGGCGGCTTTCGCGACCCCCCGTATATGGGTCCTTTCTAGGGGTCGAAAACGTTGGGGTCGTTCCGGGGCGCGT